AAGGGTGGCTTGAATGCCAAGGGGCGAGCCTCCGCCAAAAAGCAAGGGATGAACTTGAAACCTCCCCAGCCAGAAGGCGGCTCCCGGCGCGACTCTTTTTGTGCGAGGATGGAAGGGATGAAAAAGAAATTGACATCCACCAAAACCGCCAAAGATCCAGACTCACGCATAAACAAAAGCCTACGGGCATGGAAGTGCTGAAATGACTGAACATACAGACAACGTAAAAAACATTTTAGATGTTGTGGCGATATTCACAACTGTTGGGACTTTCTTTGAGGTACTTTCACCTGTGTTTGGATTTATTGGTGCAGTTGTAGGCTTGATGCGTATATACGAGATGGCTACCGGTAAGGAATTCAGTACCCTTTTCAAAAGAAAGAAGGCTGACGATGCCATCGACCAGTAAAAAGCAGCACAACTTCATGGCTGCAATTGCCAAGAATCCAGCTTTTGCTAAAAAAGTTGGTATTAAGCAAAGCGTTGGTGAAGACTTTATCAAAGCTGACAAGGGTAGGAAGTTTGGTACTGGTGGTATGACACGGCCAGATGCACAGGATATTAACAAGCCAAAAACCCAACACGGGAAGATGGCACTTTTCAACAAAGGTGGCGATATGATGAATTCCAAAATGAAAATGTTTGAGAAATCAGGCAAAGATACAGAACCCAAAGGTATGCGCGAAGGCTCTAAAAAAGAGCGAGTTATGGATCGCATGCAGATGATGGGCATGAAAAAAGGCGGTATGGCTGAAGGTGGCAAGATGGACACTGCTCAAGACAAAGCTATGATCAAGAAAGCCTTTAAACAGCACGATATGCAAGAGCATAAAGGCGGTAAGGGTACCTCTTTAAAGCTTAAAAATGGTGGTATGGCGGCATCTAAGATGGGCGCTGTTAAAACTGGTAAGACACCAGATGGTATTGCTGTTAAAGGCAAAACCAAAGGCACAATGATTTCTATGAAACGCGGCGGCAAAGCCTGCTAAGGAGTTAATCATGGCAAGAGAAACAGCATATTACGATGACCAGTCCAAGGGTGGCGGCATGGGTAGAAAATTAGCCGAAATTGGTGCTATTGGTGCTGGTGGTGCAGGGCTTATGGCTGCGCCCATAAAGTTAGCGTCTATGACTGGGCAAAAAGTGGCTGATGCTAAAAAACGCGAAGCTGATGCTGAAATGAAACGTGAGTCACGGGGTATTGAAAAACCCGCTAACTTTGATGCTATTGAAGAAGCTAAACAAGAAGCTAGAGACGCAGCAGACCGCAAAAAGATTAGTGATATGGGCTACGCTAAAGGCGGTAAGGTTTCTTCAGCTTCTAAGCGTGCTGATGGCTGCGCCATTCGCGGAAAGACAAGAGCCTAACCATGCGAGCAAGCCGTGGAATGGGGGATATTGCCCCCTCTAAAATGCCTAACGGGACTAAAAAAGCTCGTCGGGATGACACGGACTTTACACAATATGCCGAAGGCGGAAAGGTAGGACTCTATGCCAATATCAATGCAAAGCGTAAAAGAATTGCCGCAGGTTCTAAAGAGAAAATGCGTAGAGTTGGTAGCAAAGGTGCGCCAACTGCTCAAGCGTTCGTAAACTCTGCTAAGACTGCGAAAAAATAATGGCTAAGACTACCGGAACCAGCGTCTTTAATTTAGACATGAACGACCTCATCGAGGAGGCGTTTGAGCGTTGCGGTCAAGAACTTCGTACTGGTTACAACTTTCGCACAGCCCGCAGGTCGTTAAATCTTTTAACGATTGAGTGGGCAAACCGTGGTTTAAACTTTTGGACTGTAGAACAGGGCCAGATTCCAATGGTTACGGGTCAGGCTATGTACCCCATGCCCACGGACACAATCAACCTCCTAGACACCGTTATTCGTCAAAGCAACGGTACATCTAACCAGATTGACATCAACATCAGCAGTATTTCTGAGTCTACCTACATGAGTCTGCCTAATAAGCTGACACAGGGTCGTCCAATTCAACTTTGGTACAACCGTCAATCAGGGCAAGAAAACCTTACTGATGTTGTATTAGCCGCAAACATTAACAGCACAGATACCACAATCACGGTGTCTAACGTGGCTAACTTGACCACATCAGGGTTTGTACGTATAGGCGCTGAAACAATCAGTTATCCCAACGTAAACCCAGTAAACAATCAGTTGATAAATTGCGCTCGTGGGCAAAACGGTACAACTGCTACAGGGCATACTGCTGGGCCTACCGCCTTGTTGACAGTGCAAAATTTACCCGCTATTAACGTGTGGCCTACACCTAATGCCCCCGGTGACCAATACATGTTTGTGTATTACCGCATGCGCCGCATTCAGGATGCAGGAACAGGTACAACAATTCAGGACATTCCTTTCCGGTTTATTCCTTGTATGGTGGCTGGTTTGGCCTATTTGCTAAGTATGAAGTTGCCTGACATGGATCCACAACGGGTTATGGGGTTAAAAGCAGAGTACGAGCAACAATGGGAAATGGCGGCTGCGGAAGACCGTGATACTTCTCCTTTGCGTTTTGTGCCAAGGAACTTGTTCTATGCCTAATCGTTTTGCTTCTGGTAAGTACGCGATTGCAGAATGCGACCGTTGTGCGCAGAGGTACATGCTTAAACAACTTAAAATACAAGTGGTTAAAACAAAACCGTTTAAGGTTAAAGTTTGCCCATCGTGTTGGGATCCGGATCAGCCTCAATTGCAATTGGGTATGTACCCAGTTAATGATCCACAAGCTGTACGGGATCCACGACCTGATGTGAGTTACCAAGTTTCTGGGCAAAATGGTTTGCAGATATTGACTACAGACAGCACAAACATTGATGGTTTTGGTTATCCAGAAGCTGGTAGTCGAGTCTTTCAGTGGGGATGGAACCCAGTTGGGGGTTCTCAAAGTTTTGATGATGGATTGACACCAAATAATTTGGTTTTAACCATAGAACTTGGTACAGTATCAGTTACAACGACATAAGGAGTCGAACATGGCATACAGAAAAGCAGCGGACGGCATTACCAAAACAGGTAAGACCAAAGGTAAAAACCTTGGTGATGATGGCCCTACAGTGGCTACTGTAAAAAGCGGTAAGCAAAGTCTTGGCGTGACAGGCAAAGCCATGCGTGCTGTTGGCCGCAATATGGCCCGCGCAAATAACCAAAAAAAGGGTTAATCATGGCTAAAAAAGAATTCCCACCCGTAATGAAGGCCGAGTCTTATCCTTTAGGTAATGCTAAAGAGAACAAAGATGCAAGCGTATACACAGGTTTTAAGTATCCATCTGGCGGTAACAATGACATTGGTATGTACAAACAACCTATGCCAAACCCCAATGGCACTGAGCGTGCTTCGGTAACCAAATCCGGTAACGGTATTAACGAAGTTAATATGTCTGTTTCTGGTATCAGCAAAGGTAACTACTGCGTTGATAACAAGAATGGTGAAAAGACCATGCGTGGTTATGGCGCTGCTACTAAGGGCATCAAGACTCGGGGCCCAATGGCATGAATTACACTGAACTCAGCGCTAACATTCAAGCGTATACGGAAAATACCGAAGCGAATTTTGTCGCTGAGATACCCGTGTTTGTTAAACAAGCTGAGCAGCGTATTTATAATTCGGTGCAGTTCCCGTCTATTCGTAAGAACGTGGTGGGCGTAACATCTACAAACAATAAGTACTTAGAGTGCCCGTCAGATTTTTTGGCGGTGTATTCCATGGCGATTATTGATGGCACGGTAGCTTCTGGTACATACGAGTATTTATTAAACAAAGACGTTAACTTTATTCGGCAGTCTTACCCACAAGCAAACGATACTGGGATACCGCGCTACTACGCTTTGTTTGGCCCTCAGTCAGCTAACTTAGCTGAGTTGTCGTTTATTCTTGGCCCTACGCCAGATGCAATTTATAATGTTGAACTGCACTATTACTATTACCCACAATCTATTGTGACGGCTGGTACTACATGGCTTGGCGATAACTTTGACTCCGTGCTTTTGTACGGCTCTTTGGTTGAGGCTTACACCTACATGAAAGGTGAGCAAGATATCATGGCTTTCTACAATACCAAGTATCAAGAAGCACTTGGTTTGGCTAAGCGTTTGGGCGATGGTATGGAGCGGCAAGATGCTTACCGTTCTGGTCAGTATAGGCAAAGGGTGACTTAATGGCTTTTACTGGCAACTACTCTTGCAATACGCTTCGTGTGGCTATGACCACAGGCACAATTAACTTTGCAACAGATTCTTTTAAGTTGGCGTTGTACACAAATGCAGCAACGTTAAGCCAAACAACTACAACTTATACTGCTGTTGGAGAAGCTTCAGGTGGGAACTATGTTCCTACAGGCCAAGCTGTAACAGCCACAATCAATTACGCACTATCGACCAATGGAAGTACTGCGTATGTAACATTTTCAGCCCCTTCTTGGACTGGGGCGATAACCGCTCGCGGAGCATTAATTTACAAAGTTGGCGGGACAGCGCCAGCTATTTGTGTTCTTGATTTTGGTAACGACAAGATTTCAAATAACACATTTACTGTAAATATGCCCACAGACACTAGCACTTCTGCCCTCATCAGACTTTTATAAGGATCTAATATGACCACGGAAAAACTTACAGCAACTGACCATGTTTCTAGCGGTCTTATTGCTGGTACAAAATCGAGCGAACAAGCTCAAGCCACTGGCGTTTACTACGTTGAGTGCCATGATAAAGACGGCAAACTTAAGTGGTCTGCTGAGTCTAAAAACTTGGTAGTTAACGCGGGTCTGGCTTACATGGCTGGTACGGCTCTGACTTCAGTAACTCAGATTACCACTTGGTACATTGGTCTGTGGGGTGCTGGCGCTTCTAATACACCTGCGGCTGGCGATACGATGTCTTCCCACGCTGGCTGGACTGAGGTTGTGCCTTACAGCAATGCAACCCGTGTGGCGGCTACGTTTGTAACGGCTACGACAGCTAACCCATCAGTGGTGACGAATGCGGCTTCTCCTGCTACGTTTAACATCAACGCGACTTCCACTGTAGGCGGTGCGTTCTTGACCAGCGGTAGTGCTAAGAGTGGCACGACAGGTACATTGTTTTCAGCGGCTGATTTTGCTTCTCCCGGTGATCGTGCTGTGGTTTCTGGCGACATCATCTCTGTAACGTACACGTTCTCTCTCGCCGGTTGAGGTCTAAATGGCTGAAGGCGGCTGGGGTTCTGGCACATGGGGTCAGGCTGGCTGGGGTGATTCAGTCTATGACCGGAGTGTTGCTGAAACTGCGACAGGGACAGATGCCACTTCTTCAGTTGTTAGTGTGCAAGCGGCTGTCAGTGAGACTGCCACGGGATCGGATGCTGTTAGCGCATTGGCTACGTTCGGTGCGGTGGTCAGTGAGACAAGTACAGGGACTGATTCGGTTAGTGCGAAGGCAACGTTTGGATCTGCGGTCAGTGAGTCAGCGACAGGTAGTGATGCGGTAAGCGCCATTCCGACATACGGGGTGTCAGTCAGTGAGACTGCTACGGGGTCTGATTCAGCGGCGGCATTTGCAAACTTCTTGGGACGGATTACAGAGACAGCAACAGGCACAGATGTAACGAGTTCAGCTTTCACATTCTTGGCGTATATTGTTGAGACAGCAACTGGATCAGATAGCGTAGTAGGAAACACGGCAGTAAATGCCTCGGTCAGTGAGAGTGCAACGGGGTCTGATTCTGTAGCGGCAAAGGTTACATTTAAGGGTGTGATTTCTGAGACGGCAACAATCAGCGATGTGGATAGAGCAACGGCAGTTTTCATAGCTTCTGTTGTAGAGTTGGCAACAATATCGGATTTGTTACTTGGGCGGCCTTTGTGGGAAATTATTGATGACACGCAGACCGCAAACTGGCAAAATATCAACA